ATGACCTGGTTTATTGACCGGCGTCTTAACGGCAAAAACAAGAGCACGGTGAACCGCCAGCGCTTCTTGCGTCGTTATAAAGCGCAAATTAAACAGTCTATCTCCGAGGCCATCAACAAACGCTCGGTGACCGACGTCGACAGCGGCGAGTCTGTCTCCATCCCCACCGATGACATCAGCGAACCGATGTTTCATCAGGGGCGAGGCGGCCTGCGCCATCGCGTACACCCAGGTAATGACCACTTCGTTCAGAACGACAGAATTGAGCGCCCTCAGGGCGGCGGCGGTGGTTCAGGGAGCGGTCAGGGACAGGCCAGCCAGGACGGTGAAGGTCAGGACGAATTTGTTTTCCAGATCTCAAAAGATGAATATCTCGACCTGCTGTTCGAAGACCTGGCGCTGCCGAATCTGAAAAAGAATCAGCATCGTCAGCTTAATGAATATAAAACCCACCGCGCGGGCTATACCGCCAACGGCGTGCCCGCCAACATCAGCGTCGTGCGTTCGCTGCAGAACTCGCTGGCGCGACGCACGGCCATGACGGCAGGCAAACGTCGCGAACTGCGCGAGCTGGAGAGCAGCCTGAAGGTGGTGGAAAATACGGAACCGGCGCAACTGCTGGAAGAGGAGCGCCTGCGTAAAGAGATTGCAGAGCTGAGGGCGAAGATCGAACGGGTCCCGTTTATCGACACCTTTGACCTGCGCTACAAGAACTACGAAAAACGCCCTGAGCCCTCCAGCCAGGCGGTGATGTTCTGTCTGATGGACGTGTCCGGCTCGATGGACCAGGCCACCAAGGATATGGCAAAGCGCTTCTATATTCTGCTCTATCTGTTCCTGAGCAGAACCTATAAGAACGTGGAGGTGGTCTATATCCGCCACCACACCCAGGCAAAAGAAGTGGATGAACATGAGTTCTTCTACTCGCAGGAAACCGGGGGCACCATCGTCTCGAGCGCGCTGAAGCTGATGGATGAAGTGGTCAAAGAGCGCTACGACCCGGCACAGTGGAACATTTATGCCGCGCAGGCGTCGGATGGCGATAACTGGGCCGACGACTCGCCGCTGTGTCACGAGATTCTGGCGAAGAAAATTCTGCCGGTCGTGCGTTACTACAGCTATATCGAAATCACCCGTCGTGCGCACCAGACCCTGTGGCGGGAGTATGAGCATCTGCAGTCGATGTTCGATAATTTTGCCATGCAGCATATCCGTGACCAGGATGACATTTATCCGGTGTTCAGGGAGCTGTTCCACAAGCAAAGCACATCAACAGCAAATTAAATCATTAAAATCAGCCAGTTAAATGCATTTTACTGGCTGATTTATTTGCGTTTTAGTGCTCGATTTTCATCATGTTTTTCATCCACTTAGCTTTTATTTTGGGGAAGGCTATTTTGTAAGAAATAGCTATACCAGATACCCTGTTTTTTAGTGTGCCCGTCATGGGGTGTCGGGGGTCGGAGGTTCAAATCCTCTCGTGCCGACCAAAAACACATTGAAAACCAGCCTTTTACGGCTGGTTTTTTCTTTGTGTAAAATCTCTATGGTGAAACTATGGTGAAATGATGGTTTAACCGTGCTTTAAATCGCCGGGCAATCATCGTTCCCTACCCTGTTAAGGCTATGCGTTAACACTCCAAAAACCTCCACGTCATCCAGCGCGTCGCCTTCTATCGCTTCACCATCTTCAGTGACCAACGCAGAACCGTAAAGCTTTGCAAACTCATTCCTGTTATCCATTCTTACCAGGAGCGTATCTCCCTGCTCTGGTCTCAGGGCAACGTTAATGACAGCCCAACCACATGACGTCTCTATTACCCGGCAGTTCCCGTCAATTCCGCATAGCAGATCTATGGTTAACCGCTGTTCCTGGTAATCCATAGCTGGCGATGGAAACCCCATGATGCACCTCCGATTGATACTGTTTATATATACAGTATTATCATTCCAGGCTCTGATCAAGGCGAAGCGGTTAACTTTCTTCAAACTTGTTGAAGTGGAAGGATATGTATAGCAAACTCAATCTTTCTAAAGTGTCGGCATCCTGCGCAGGGTTTTGCACTTGGCGCTTTCGGGTTTAGCTATGCCGCTATCACGAGATAACTGGTGGAATTTATAGTATGATTTTTTTGTGCTATAAATCATGAAAACTTAAAATATGACAGGAATTATCAATTGAAATATTTTCCTTCTGCTTCAGGAATTAGGGGAATTGCAGTGCTTTTGGTTCTGTTTGCTCACTCCTTTGTTCTTTATTATCCTGAACATTCAGATTATATGCGAGGATCTGGGAAGGTCGGCGTTTGGCTGTTTTTTATACTTAGCGCATTTTTATTAAGCCATAAACTGAATGGGATTGATCTCACGCCCCGCTCATTAGCATCATACCTTATTGGTAGGTTTCTAAGAATATTACCAATGTTTATTATTGCCGTTTCTATTTATTACTTTATGGGGTATTACGACTTTCAGAAGATGATAGACATATCTATATTTAGAGATACATTTTTTCATCTCTGGACTATTCCAGTTGAGTTTAAATTTTATTTCTTTCTACCAATAGTTAGTTATGCATTTTTCTTTGCGCAAAGAAAATTTGGGAATATCGCTGTCATAATCGCTTCAGGCATATTTATATTGGTCATTCAATTATGGTGGCCGTATTACATGACCCCAAGTAACTCGATTGATGTGACTTGGTATGTGCCGTGTTTTTTGCTTGGTGTTGTTGGCTCTGTAATATATATGGACATACAGAATCTGCTGACTGTTAGATTAGTAAATACGATATCTGCAATGTCAATATTTATCATATTCATGTTTTACCCTTCAGTCAGGAACCTGCTTACTGGTGGGGATTCAAGGGCTGATATTACAAATATGTTTATTCCTATTGGTCTTGTATGGACAATATTTGTGGTTGCATGTATTTCTGGAAGAGGGTTGCTTGGTTCCTTACTACAAAACGTAATAATTAGAAAAGTGGGGGAGTGGAGTTTTTCTATCTACTTATTCCATTTCATAGCGCTATCCACATTATCACAGTTTAAATTTGGAAAACCTGTTTCTGTTTTCATTACTATCCTTGCATCAATATTAATTGGGGCAATTGCATTTTACTTGATAGAATCGAGAATAGAAAAAGTAAGAGCAAAAATAGCCAAATTGATGTAATTATCGCCCACTCATTTTTTTAGTTGAGTGGGCGGTAGTTTTAATGAATATTTATATCAGCATTAAAGTTAACAATGTCCATAACATTTTTCTCCCCAGCTATAACCTCAGCTTTAATAGCATTTAACTGTTCAGTCTTGTACTTTATCTGCCCTAAGATATTTCCAGATGCTTCTTTCCAGGAAGTAACATTAGATAATATCTCACTAACTAATGTTTGTAACGTATATAATCCACTGGATGATGCTACTATTGCGTTTAGCATTTCTGGCACAAAACTATTATTACTTGCCCACAGATTTGCCTCTTCGCTTTGCGCCCACCATGTTGATGCTTCCTGCTCTGAATAGGGAGGTTTAATAGACATAAGCGCAGCACTACCATTCTCTCTTATCATTTTCAATGATGCGGCATAAGCATCATCCAGAGAAGGTGGTGGAGTTGTCCCTGAAAGCCAGGTGAAATCTGGATCGATATAAAACAACCCATCAGCAACGTTGTAATAATCACCGTTAGCACACTTCAGCCCTTCTGTAATCCTGACGATGATGTAGTCCGGGAACATATCGGACAGTTCCTGGAGTGTATAATCAGCAGGAAATACGTTAGTTACAATATTTCCTGGCTTTGAAACCATCGCATATGTATTCATTACGCAAACTCCATTAGGCGATCCTTTACCGCCAGGGCATACGATTAATGAGCCAAACGATGTGTTCCCACCATCCCCGCCCGCTCCGCTGACTCCGGCTGCACCTCCAGGGCCAACGACGTAAGGAAGACTTGCGCCAATTTCTGCTGCGGTCAATCTGACCTTAGCCCACGAACCACTGGCGCCGCCAGGTGATGCTGATGTCTGCGCTGATGATGTCGCTGGCGCAGAACCAGACCCACCACCTGCCCCCACAACATACACAAGCGCGTATTTTAAGTTGGCAGGCCTGGTATAAATCCCGGTACCTGACAGCGGTTTAATGTCGATCAACCTGCCAACATTTCCACCTGTGGTTAAACCAAGATTTTCCAGCGCAACCGGAACGTTGCCATCAGATTTGATGTCCGCAAATGGGCTTGACCGGGTCAGCAGTATCGCTTTAATGGCAGTCAGTAACTGATTGTGTTTCAACTTATCCAGGCTGGCGCCGCTTGCTTCAACCACGCCTGCCAGCTCTTCCTGCAGCATGTCAAAGTAATCATCATCAAGATCTGTAGCCGGGGTTCCTGTCTGTGGATTCCCACGGGTAAAGCCATTCTTGCCCGCGCCGAATTTATCTTTCTGCGCAGTAGGTGTGTCAATGCGATGCATAATGTCTCCGGTTAAAGTACGTTGATGCGGGTCGGGTCATTCGCATCGCGCTCAACAATCAGGTGCGCTTTAAACAGGTCATAGTTTTCTACGATCCCTTCACGCTCCATCTGGCGATACGTTGCCAGCAACTCACCCTTAATGACCGCAGGGGTGACAATCGCCTGGCCGGGGCCGAATCGTGTACCATCATTCGCCAGTTTATGACGGCCATACTTGCTGGTAATAACGGACTTCAGGCGACGGAGCACGTACGCACTGGTATGCAGCGTTTCGCTGTCCAGATAGCTGTTATCCGCCACGCCGTAAGCGTTCTTTTTGTAGGTGGTGATATCCCGCTGAATACGAAGCACACCGCCTTCTGCATATGCAGTAGCGACACCGTGAGTCAGTAACGATTGCTGCTCAGTACGAATGAAACGCTTGCCCGTTGGGGGCGGTAATGCTGTTACGCAGGTTTACCCACCAGCGCTTTGATGGCTGCCACATCTTCCAGCACACAATCGAAGCGATGGAATGCCAGGAAGGCGGTCTGATCGTACTCAGCATAACGTTCTACCAGGCGTTTAAGCGTCATGTAGGTAATACGTCGCACGATAAATCGATCGAAATCGCCGAGGAACGCGAATTTTTTACCCGCGGCAATACTGTCAATCGCCTGGTCGATCACATACGGAATATTCAGAATGGTGGCCGGGGTGCCGCCTGCCACATCCGGAAGCCACAGCGGGCGGTTCTGCCCATCCACCATCTCCTCGATCACCTGAAGCGTCGAATCATTAAACGCCCAACGGAACTTTGGCCCACCGCGATAAGCCGGGTCGATTGCGTGTTTAAGTTTGTTCATCTCCTGCCAGGTGAACGAGGCAGCTGCGGCAGTATTCACCGTCCCGGTAACTGAAGCCACCAGGCCTTTTGGCTGCACTGGCGTTCCTGCTCCGGTACCCTGAACCAGATATTTTGCTTCACCGCGCCCAATACGCTGACCAATGCGCGACGCCAGATAAGCTTCAATATCAACACCGCTGTCCTGCAGCAACTCGTTTGAAACCTTGATAATTTTGGATGACAACTTTTTGGCACCCAGAATTGCCGTGCCAAACGTCACGTCTTCTTCGGTTGTTTCCGTGTTTTCGCCCAGCAGTTCCCCCTCTTCCGCAGTGCCGTCGGACGTAGACCAGGTTATGTCCTGTCCATTGGAGGTGTTGAGGATTTGGGCCACGCTGGCGATACCACCGTAGGCCTTCATCGAGTCCACAATTTTATTCAGCATCTGGGTTGGCACGGTGTAACCGCCTTTCGCATCAGGCGTGGTAGGTGTATCGCCCGCCGGTATTAATCAGCGTTGTCTCCCACGGCATACAACAATCCAGTGAAGTAATTTCACCTCGACGATCACGTTTTACCCAAGTGTACCCGTTACCCCAGCCGAGGATGTGACGCTGCTTTAACTCGCGCCATTTATAGCTGGTCTGCCAGGTATTTGGCTCGTCATGAACAAGATAAAATGCCGGATGGTCCCGCGCAGGTTCAACCTTACCGTTGTGTTTTCGCATGACGTGCAGCGGCATCTGAGCAAGGTTTGATGACAGGACATAAATACAGGCATATACCGCAGCCAGCTTCATAGCTGTTTCAGGGCTCACATAAACATCGGCCCGAAATAAACCATCGGTATCAATCGAATCACCCGTTATTGGCGTTGATGGGTTCTCCAGTGATTCACTTCTGAATAAGGCATCAAGCAGCACGTTTACCCCCTCTGGCCATAGCCAGGGCGCACAGCACCATTAGCCCACCTGCGAACATGAGTGCCGGGGCCAGACCAAAACGCAGGTAAACCCCGGACGTAAGCAAGCCGAAACCGGCAAGCCCGATAACATCAGTAATAAGTGATTTCATAGAATTAAGAGGTCATCGTCCGGATCAAGTGATGAAAGGAAATCGCCAGGCTCTTTCAGCATTGCCCGACCGACTGCCATTATCAGCGCTACAGCGCCGTCGATTTTGTTTTCGTTCTGCTCCTTAATAGGCTTAACCACGTCATCGTTACCTGGAAGATATTTCCCGACGACGTTGCTGATACACCAGCTCATGATTGGGTTGCCGTCATGATGAAAACGCCCAGATTCAATAGCGGCCTCAAGCTCTTTCATCGGGTCAGACATATTGGTGTAGTTCTGGATTATCGTGATGGGGTTAAGACCTTCATCTGCCAAATCATGGGAAAGACCAGTTGCGCCGAACGGGTCTATTGGTGATTCGCTCACCGGGTTGAGTTTGTTCGCTGCTTTGGCTTCTTCCAGAATGTAGCGATAATCAACCTCTGCACCATCAGTTACCGTCAGCAATCCCATCTCAACCCATTTCTGAAAACGCTCAGCAGTACGACGGTCTTCATTTTTTTCAACGCTGAACACCGTGTCATAGGGCACCCAGAATCTCGGTGCGACACAGTAGTAATGTGTTTTACCGTCAATCTCCCGCGTAAACAGACGCGCCATGCTGTTCATGTCGAGTTTGCGTGCCAGGTCGAACGCCAGCACGCTCGGCTGTCCCTCAAATTGCTCCAGCGTAAGGGTCTTATCCTCGCAGTTCTGCCACGACACAAGGTTAAAGAAAGCTGCTCTGGCAGCAACCCAGATGTTGAGGTGCTTTGTTTTGAACACGCCAGCCTGACGGGCATTATTGATGGCTCGCTGTTGCTGGCTGAGCAAAAAGTCACGGTAGACCGACACGCCCATATTTGGGTTAGCCTTCTCCAGCACCTTTGGATCGGTCCAGTCATCGCCTTCATCGACCGTGTAGATCACCCCGAATAATTCTTCGTTCGGTACCGTACCGCTCAGCATCTCTATCACTTCCCGCCTTTTGTCGTAGCACGGCCCCTCAATGTTGTAGCCTGCCGTAGTGATAGCCCACATCAGCGGCTGGCGGCGGGCGCCCATACCCGTCAGCATTGTGGTGTAAAGCGAATCCGTCGGGTGTTCATGATATTCGTCGACAATGGCACAGTGTGGTGAAGCCCCGTCGCCGGGGTTGCCAATAAGCGGCTCGAAGCGTGCACCATCCTCGGGACGGTTCAGGTTAGAAGCGTTCACCTCAATACCGAACGCCTCCACCAGCAGCGGCGTACGCTTGCACATCAGGCGCGCTGGTCTGAATACTTCCCATGCCTGTTTTTCGGTGGTGGCACCGGAATAAACCTCTGCCCCAAATTCGTTGTCACAGGTAAAGCAAAACAGCGCCACCCCAGCAGAGATAGCCGATTTACCATTCTTACGCGGTATTTCCGTGTAGACCTCACGGAAGCGACGAAGCTTAGTGCCTTTTTGTACCCAGCCAAACGCGCAGCAGACAATGAACAATTGCCACGGCTCCAGGGTGATCGGCATCCGCTTAAACGCCCATTCGCCTTTGGTATGCGGCAATAGTTGAATAAACTTTGCGGCTTTCTCCGCCATATCCTTGTCAAAGCGGTACCGGAATTTTCGGCTCTTCTCCTGGGCCATATCGTCGATATGACGCTGACAGGCCTGAATGACAAACTGGCACGCCGGGACTTTACCCCGCACAACGTTGCGGGCGTACTGATTCGCGGCGTTAACGTTAGGGTACGATTTCCGGCTCATGAATTGATCATCTTCAGGAATGGGTTTGAGGTTTTCTTCTGACCAGCAAGACCGATCAGACGCTGGCGGCTACTCGGATCAAGTCCCAGCATTGAACCGGTAGAACTCATCTCCGATTCCTGTTCTTTTTTGGCTGTAAGTTCAGGGTTCTTAATTTTTCCCCCCATAGCCCCAACGATTGAAAGACCATCACGGGCGATGTTTTTGACAGCACGGCGCCAGAACTCGTAAGCCACACACCAGCGTTCAAGCACCGCAAGATCGGTTACACAGAGAAGACCTTGCCCGCATAATTCCTTCGTGGTCAGTTCCCACATGACGGAGGCCATCGGCATACCATCGTCTTCGGAAAACCATTCCGGGGGTTCAACGCCTTTAATGGGTGTGAAAACTGGTTCTTCTTTATTAAGGGCTCGCTTGCCGGGGTTACCAGCCAGCTCCTTGCGCGCCGTTGGCTTGGGGCGACGCCCGGAACGCCCCGTCGTTCCAGCCATAAGCGACACTCCAGGTTAAATTTGATTTTTCGCGGGTAAAAAAATTCGAGGAGGCGGGCAGTCCGGAAGGCGCGAGGTCGCAGAGATTTGACCTCCCCCTCCCCTGAGTGATGATGACATTGATTCTCACTTGAGCCGCTCACGCGCGGTCTTAGCGGCGTGACACGACCAGCACAGGCTTTCAAGGTTACTGTCATCATCAGTGCCGCCGTGAGCCTTCGCCTTAATGTGGTCCACACAGGAAGCCTGCCTTGCAATCCCCTGACGCAGATGATTCTGGCATAGAGCATTGTCGCGCTTCAGTATGCGAGCGCGTATGACTTCCCACTTCGTTCCATATCCACGCTGATGCCTAGATTGTCCTGATTTGTAGGATTTCCATCCTTCGCCTTTATGTTTTTCGCAGTAACCGGACGGGTCTGTAGTGGTGGAGCGGCAGCCGCGAACACGGCAGGCTTTTGGTGTTCGTGGTGGCATATATCCTCGTTATGACAATAAAAAACCGCCCTCAGGCGGTTAAATTTTGAGATTTAAAATTTTGGTGCTATGCCATATTTCGGCGTCTTTATATTCGCAGCCCAGACTTTGATATCGTTTTGAAGCAATAAAGTGAAATCTGACTTGAGATAGTTAACCATCTCATTGACCTTGCCTGCATCATTCACTGCAAAGTGTTCAATCCTGTTAGCTCCGACTGATACACAGGTGTAAGTTGCAGGCACATCCTTCCCGTTAGCATTAAGCCGCATCTTCCTATCGCCACAACCACCATCGGACATATAGGATACGAGCATATTAGCTGACTCCCTCCCCGGTTGAGAGATACTTATCATGACAGGCAACCCCTCTGAGGTCTGGGTAATGTCGTAGAGTACAGCATCTTTTTGATACCAGGTATTGTATTCTCTTTCCTGAAACGCTGCGTAGGATGGAGAAGAAATCGTCGCCAGCAAAGCGATTGTAAGAGAGTGAATTTTCATCGGTTGCTATTGTATTGTTTAGGCAAAGTTATTATCCATATTGTGCCAACAGCAACAACAACGTAAGATTATTCCTACTATTTTTAGTAGCGCTAAATTCCCTCTTAGCAACAGTTAAGTACCCATATATCTCATATCAATAAAGCATTACAAATCCCGGTAATTTGCATTAAGTAAAAACTAACTCCATGGTAACGAAAAAAATTTGCAATAACCTCTCAATACATTATCAGTATTCTACAGCATCAACCTTATTTTTGGTGAGCTTTTTCGAATGGAGAACTGGCTGCTATGTTTCATCCATGATGTCTAATAACAAAGGGTCACTTATTAAACAAATAAGCGAGTATGCCAGGCTTAACGAGCAGGAAGAAATCCAGTTGCGCAAGATAATCAGCTGATTTATTCATCTGCATAAGTCTATAACCATTATCAAGCCCACCAGCAGGTGAGCTTTGTAATGGCTGCCACTACCCGGAGTGGCCACGCTCATGCCCTTGAGACGCTGTCGCTTTATCGCCGCTTATAACCGGTGCGCGTCTGGCGTTCGCGCTGCTTTACCGGAGCATGTTCCCTCACTTACCCTCACAACGGTCTGCTATACCTGCTCGCCATTACGCGACTCGGGGCAGCATCATGACTGCTGCATTGCCTTTCCGGCCTATCCGCTTTATTGGTTCATTGGCTTTCTCCCGGCAATAAAAAACCGCCCTGAGGCGGCTTATGCTTCTTGAAAATATTTCATGTTGAAATAGGAATTTTCGCACCAATAACAGATTTGCCCAATCCGGGATAACCTCTGGAAAATTCTATGATTCATACTGTTCATTTTTTATGCCCAGTCAATCCAAGCACAGTAAGCTTGCTTCAAAACAACATTTTGTCAGCAATAGCTCAAGGGGCAACCCGAATCAACCTACACATTTCGAGCTCTGGCGGCGACGTAACATCCGGCTTTACCGCTTACAATTTCATCAAAACACTTCCAATTCCAGTTTATTGCTTCAACATTAGCAATATAGATTCAATTGCTAATGCGATTTTCCTCGCTGGTATAAAGCGCTTTGCTAATCATGGAGCAAGATTTTTGTTGCATCCCTTTCAGTGGAACTTCGGCGGAATGCAAAGTGTCGATCACGAACGAATGCGCGAATGGGTATCTAGTTTAGATCACGACCTTGACCGCCTCATTTCTATCTTTAACGAGGAAACTGTTTCCGCTGGACAATTCACTGACTGGCGTGAGCTGATCAGAACTTCTTCCATTCTTAATCCTGAGAGAGCTGCAACTCTCGGCCTTATTGAAGGTATTCAGGAGGCTAGCATCGTTGAACCCAATGCTACCTGGTGGATTAATTGTTGACATAAAGTAACCTTTCAGAGCCCGATTATTTTTAAGATTATAGTCGGGCTTAATCATTGCGATTGTCAAATAAATGTTCAATTAAGAATCTTTTTCTTGCAATTGACCTGCCAAGATCTGTTATGCGTCAGGATGTCTTTCTTCGTCTGGCGGTCCATAACGTCAATGTCATGATCGGTCAGGTAGATTGGCTTTACCCAGTCACAGGCGGTATCAACCACCACCGGGACGCTTCCACGTGTTACGCAGCTCGCGATCAACATCGTCATCAGGCATGCGGTTAACAGTCTGCTGTACATTGCTGGCCTCTTTCGTTGCTTCTACCCGGCGTTCGGCTACTGCTTCAGTGGCTGCGGCCTTTTCTTCGGTGCGCTGCAGGTCTGCTTTCGCTTCCGCTTTGCTGGTACCGCGTGAATGACCCAAGCCAAACGCGGCAGCGATAGCAGCAAATACTGCTACAACGAGTCCGGTGATCATCTCAAGCGTCATATAACCACCCGTTCCTTTACCCAGCCATAAACAAACGTCTCGTTCGCGCTGCGCTGTTCTGCCAGCTCGAGATAACGCTGGCCCTGGCTGCAATTCAGGGCGCGGAGCATAACCAGTTCACCCTCTTTCCCTCGCCGGGAAAGATAGCTTTTTAGCGCGCTGATAGTTCGCGGACCGATAAAACCATCTGCAATCAGATCGGGATAGAGCGTGCCCTGAATGTTGAATACGTTCAGCCAGCGCTGGAACCATTTGGTCTGAACCGATGGGCCCATGTTAACGCCGGCACCGAAGATGAATGATGTGATGAAGTAACCCACCAGCTTAAGTCGACTGATGTTTACCGCCGTAGCGACGTAGAACACCGCACCAGCGAATGCGCCGAACACCACACCGTAGTCTATGCCGGTTGCCAGGCCAAACATGCTGGCTCCCATCAAACCACCAGCCGCTACCGTAGTGCCAGAAACAGGATCGGACATTTAGCCCCCTCTTATTGCCGTGAGTCCTCTCAGAAATGAGGGGAAAGAATTTTAAAAATTTGAATTTGCTTCAGAGATCATTTTATGAACATATACACCTATAATCTCCAGTGCTATCATGATAAGTCCTTTATTTCAGGAGGTTATATGATTTATCTGCTGGAAGGTGATTCATTTGTTGAGGTTGACGACTGGCAGAAGGTTTGTGCCAGGCCAAGCTATTTAGAAAACCTTGTAGTTAAAGATCGAACTCTCGAAAGAATTGTCGGCTACTACGAGCTACCTGAAAAAGTAAAATGCGGACTTTCCAATTGCCATAAGAGGCATTTTAAAGGCTATGTTGTTGAAACAGACGACAGCTCAGAAACCAACATTGGGCATGACTGCGGCTCAAAATACTTCGATGTTCAATTTGAAACCATGTCATCTGAGTTTCTAAATGCCCTCGAAATAGCAAAAGCAAAAGCCTTTATTTTAGACAATAAGGCCCGTGTTTTCGAATACTGGCAGAAAGTTAATGCGCTGGCTGTAGGCCCTAAGAACGTCTCGTGGGCTATCGATTTATACAGAAAAATAAACTCATCAGACGTAATTGGTCTTGCTGCCTACCGCGCTTTGAGAGAGATGCAAGCGAACGGGAATGGCAATGTCACTACGACACGCCCTCCTACAGCGAAAGAAATAGAGCTTGCAAAAGCTTCAGGACAACCTGTACCTCAGGCTGTTGAGGTTATTGTTGGTTTCATTTCAAATATTGATTTTATATCGCCTGATAACGATTTAACCGAACTTTATGAAAATCAATTACGAGGAGTAGTTCAAGCATTACAGAATGCAGATCCTGAAAAACTATCAAGAACCCAAATGCGGCCTATTGTTAACGGTATCTCAGCTCTGAACACAAGAATTGAAAGGGTTAAAGAGATAATTGAAACAGCAAAAGTATTTTTTACACAGGAAAATCTTTCTCAGTTGATTATTCAGCTGGAAGATAACAAAAACATCAGTTCTTCAGATGTTAAGCGTTATAGAGAGTTTGTTGAGAGTCTCTAAAAAAATAAAACCCGCTTCTGGCGGGTTTATGTTTTGTTCTGTTGCTCAGTACGCTTTACTGTCCCGAGCCTACCACAATTTAAGCACTTTCTTGCTCACTCTGCAACTTAAATCTGTCGCCATTTGTGCCAAACGCATCACAAAGTGGAGCGTACAGGATCGATTCTGCCAAACTTACCCATGTGTCGATGCGGCGGCGGCAAGTGATTAGAGTCCAGTCAGGGTGTTTTGCATTCAGCTCGTTTGCCATCTGCAGTTTGCTCTTGCGGAGCCGGTGACGGTCAACTATTACGCCATACAACCCACGGTATTCATCATTCATCAGGACCGAAGCAATAACACCATCCACCTTAAGGCCCTCTTCGTCGGAGCAGAACGCCAAGCCACTTTTGTTTTTGCTGTCGAGGATTTCGCGCAGGTAAGCTTCCAGCTCAGGTTTAGTGATGCCGGATTTCTTCATGCGGCGCAACGCATCGTTGATTGCGGTCTTGGTGATTTTCCCGGATGCCAGCAGCTGGTTGAACATGTTTCCGCCTGAACCACCACCGATGTATGACCAGCGGCCCCACATGCGGAGCTTGCCCTGTATGGCCAGCATCCAGAACAGAGATGGGTGATGTGCTTCTGTATCGCGCCGCCCCGCCGGCGCCGGTATCTGTGCCCACATTCGAGGAATGGTGTGAGCAGACTAAGCAGAAACCTCTCGGCTGGGTTCGTGACGCCATGAAAGAAGCGTATGACGGATGCCGCGACGCCATGCTTCAGGCTGCCGATAGAAAACCTGAATTAACTGTCTGGTATGGTTCAATGCCGGAAAGTAATGGTAAGGCTAACTGGACGGCAATTCTTCATCGCAAGGGCGAAGGTCGCTGCATGGATGGGTTCACCATTGACCGTTCTGAATATCCTGGTCGCGTACTCTATGCCGCAGATCGCGTCCGTTACCTCATCGGTGAAAAAAGTGAGCGCCCAAGCATTTTGGATTATGACGCTGATGCGCACAGTGGATATGTGAGACCTGGCAACTCTCCGGTGATTCCGGATGGTTGGGTGCTGGTTCCGGTAGAGCCGACAGAAGACATGATGGTCAATGGGTTCGAATCAGAGCCAGATGAGAGCTTTAGCGATGAGAAAGAATGGGAAGAGTATGAGGCTATGAGTGGATGCCAGCAGGCGGCTCACCGGGCAAAACTATGCTGGGCGGCAATGTTAGCAGCAGCGCCCAGGCCGGAGGCTTGATGTCCAGTAAACTGAAACAGCGGCGTATGCGCCGCCTTAAAGCGGATGTCGCATGGTGGCGTGAAGAGGCAGAGGATTGCCGCTACCGCCTGCTGGAGTTGGCCGCAGAAATCGACAGGCTCAAAAAGCTGGTCATCCGCGTGCCGATGCCGGTTCTCATGCCAAAGGAGATGGTCCACCAGCTCTATTACACCGAAACAAAAAGATGTCGTACCTGCAATGATGGGCTCCGAGGTGGTTGCTCATCTTGCATTTTCTATAAGAGATAGCCGGGTGCAGCCGGTTAAGTGGAGATCAACGTATGGGGCAGTTAGTAACACTTCATGAGTGGGCGTCGGGTCCTAATGGGTTCAAATATCCATTAAGCAACTCAGCACTGAACAAAATAGCCAAGACCAAGCAAACTTTCCCACCAGCTTTAAAGCAAGGTCGCCGCTGGGTTATAGATGAGGACGCTCGTTTTATTGGCATGGTAAGCAATGTTGATATTTCATCATCATTATCCGACAAGGCTCGCCAGTTAGTGGAGAAAGCAATAAATGGCAGCTCGCCCCAGAAAGCATAACGTTAAAATACCTAACCTGTATTGCAAGTTGGATAAACGTACATCAAAAATCTACTGGCAATATCGCCACCCTGTCACTGGAACATTTGTTGGTTTTGGAACAGATGAAGAGGCAGCCAAAGCTGCTGCTACGGAGTTAAATCGGATAACATCTGAGCAGGAAACACGTCAATCCTTCGCTCTTATCGATATGGCCATTAAGAAGACAGATAAGAAAGAGAAAGGAATTCGAGTCGCAGACTGGATAAAAAGGTACGTAGATATTCAGATGGAAAGGATGCGTGACGGAGAAATAAAAAAACCGACCGTAAAATCTAGGAGGTTATGTGCTCAAGTTCTGGCTGACAGAGCTCCTAACGTTCGCCTAAAAGATGTTGACACGAAGTTAATCGCAAAAATTATTGATGAATATAAGTCTGAAGGTAAACATCGAATGGGTCAGCTGATTAGGAGCGTGCTTAACGACGTATTTAAAGAGGCTCAACATGCTGGTGAGGTTGAACCCGGCTACAATCCTGCTTTAGCAGTTAAAAATCCGATAGCAAAGGTCAAGCGAAGCAGGCTCAGTATCGAACAATGGAAGGTAATCTATGAAAGCGCGGGAACATTGCCACCATGCGCTCAGAATTCCATGCTATTGGCTTTGGTGACGGGTCAACGTATTGGCGACATAGTGGCGATGAAGTTTAGCGATATATGGGATAATCATCTTCATATAACCCAAAGTAAAACAGGAATGAAGTTAGCTATTCCTTTAAATTTACGGTGTGATGCCATTGGCATGACGCTTGCAGAAGTAATAAGTAAGTGTCGAGACATAGTTGTGAGCCCGTATCTGATACACCACGTGAAACATCATGCTTACGGTAAAGCTGGTTCTCACGTTCCTGAAAAAACAATATCTAAGTATTTCAAAGAAGCGAGAGATAAAGCAAATATTGACTGGCCAAAGGATTGTATTGCCCTGCCCCCATTTCATGAGCAGCGTTCGCTTTCATCTAGAACCTATAAAGCACAGGGTATTGATGTCAAAACTTTGCTTGGGCATAAAACTGAAGCGATGAGCACAATGTATGGAGATGATCGTGGTCTGGAGTGGAACAAACTTGTGATTTAGCGAGATAGATAACTTTTAGAAAGTGCCAAATGATAAGCTGGCGTTATATGAGTTTTGGGGATTTTTTTTGGGGATGATTTGGGGAAGAAAAATTAACCTTATATAACAATAAAATAAAAATCATCGAATTGTTCCACAAGCAGTCTGCTACCAGCAACGCATAATCCCACAGCCAGCGAACCCGCTGGCTGTTTTCTTTCGACCCCGTTCATCCCGTGCTAATGTAGACCCCTGCATACTGGATTATCACCGGGAAAATCGTTATGACTGACGACGTTATTGGAACAGGAACCCACCAGCAGCTCATTACCTTACTCACCGAGCAGGGCGCGCGTTTTCGCGTCATGGAGCACGAGGCGGTCGGGAAATGTGAAGCGGTAAGTGAAATTCGCGGAACCGACCTGCGGCAAGGCGCTAAAGCCCTGGTCTGCAAGGTGAAGGGAAACGGCGTAAAGAAACATGTTCTGGCGATCCTTGCCGCCGACCTGCAGGCTGACCTGAGCCAGCTTGCCAGCCATTTTGGCGGGCTAAAGGCCTCCCTCGCCAGCCCTGCCGAAGTCGATGCCCTGACCGCCTGCGTTTTCGGCGCTATCCCGCCCTTTAGCTTCCATCCTGATTTGGCGCTGGTTGCCGACCCGCTGCTGTTCGAGCGCTTTGACGAAATCGCGTTTAACGCCGGCCTGCTGGAGAAATCCGTGATTATGGATACCCAGGATTACCTGCGCATCGCCCGTCCTGAACTCGTCACCTTCCATAAAGCCTAA